TGAAGAACAAATCGTTGAGTTACAAAATTGTATGGACCCGATAAGTGGTCCAGCATTCTTTATGGAACATTTTGTAAAAATACAACATCCTACAAAAGGTGGTATAAAATTTGAACCTTTCGAATTTCAGGAAAGGTTAATACACACTTATTCCCAGTATCGTTACAGCATCAACATGTTGCCTAGACAGACAGGTAAAACAACATGTGCGGCCGCATACTTACTTTGGTATGCAATGTTTGTAGCAGACAGCACAATACTTGTAGCGGCACATAAACACACAGGTGCCCAAGAGATCATGCAACGTATTAGATATGCATACGAAAGTGTTCCTGATCATATTAGAGCAGGTGTCACAGAATACAACAAAGGTAGTTTGAGTTTTGACAATGGCAGTAGGATAGTTAGTGCTACAACAACTGAAAATACCGGTAGGGGTATGTCACTTTCATTAGTATACTTAGATGAGTTTGCATTCGTACCGCCACGCATCGCGGCTGAATTTTGGACAGCACTATCACCAACATTAAGTACAGGCGGTAAGTGTATTGTTACAAGCACACCTAACAGTGACGATGACACATTTGCTAATATATGGCATCAAGCAATACAACAAGTAGACGAATACGGCGAAGAACAAGACGTAGGCACAAATGGATTCAAAGCATTCCGTGTTAATTGGCAAGAGCATCCAGACAGAGATGAACTTTGGGCAAAAGCAGAACGTAGTAGAATTGGCGAAGAAAGATTTAGACGTGAACACGAATGTGAATTTATTATATACGACGAAACACTTATAGACTCTCTTAAATTAGTTGACATGAAAGGTGTTGACCCAATTAGACGTAGTGGACAAATACGTTGGTACCAAAACATTGACCCTAATAAAATATATGTAATAACACTTGATCCTAGCACAGGCACAGGCGGAGACAATGCGGCTATAGTATGCTATGATTTACCTACAATGAATCAAGTGTGCGAATGGCAACACAATAAAACGCCCATTGAAGGACAAATAAAACTACTACGAGATATAGCATTAGAATTAAAAAGCGAAGGTGCATCAGAAATATATTGGACTGTGGAAAATAATGCTATTGGTGAAGCGGCACTAGTAGTGATCAGAGACACGGGCGAAGAAAGTTTCCCTGGCACATTCTTACATGAGCCTAACAAAGTACAAGGCAAAAAAGGCAGGAAGGGTTACCACACACATCATAAAAATAAAATGGAAGGTGCTTTAGCAATGAAACGACTTATAGAAAGTGGTAAACTCAAATTGCGTAGTAAGAACATTATTAGAGAATTAAAAGAATTTGTGGCACGTGGTACAACATTTGCGGCAAAACCCGGCGGTAGCGATGACTTAGTTATGGCAACATTAGTAGCAGTTAGAATGATAACGTACATAGCACAATACGAAGATGCTATATATGACGAAATAGAAACCAGTGTAGGCGATGATGACGATTACAGTGGTCCTATGCCAATAGGTGTTTTATAATTAGTTTTTTTGATAAATATAAGTATGAACAACAAAGCAGAAATTAACAGTAAACTATTTGATTTCCTTAAAGGTAATGGTTTAAAACTGACTTTAAAAGACGACCAGGGCAACGATACATTAGAAGTCGAAGATGCAGAGAGATTCTATAGCAGTGATCCAAACTTAATGGTCACTATAGATCCAGAAGAAAAAGAAGTTAAGTTAAGTAGATCTAAAGTTGTTCACGAAGACATCATAAATAAAATACATAAAGGTGTAAAAGAAATTGCCCATAACGGATTATACAGTTTTAAATATAAAATATACGGCAAAAATATAACACCAAAACATGATGAGTATAAAGTGAAATCAGAAGTTACAGAAGCAAGTTTAGGAAAAATGTATGGTAGCACCAAAACAAGTTACCAACCATTAGACGCAGTAAAAATAGTTGTAAGACATACTAAACCTGTCAACGAAGAAGTACGTGGATCACGTAGCAGACAAATATCTAAAATCTTTATACAACGTGCAGATGAAAGATTTGCACTACCTCATAAAAGTTTAGCAGGTGCCAGAGCAATGGCACGTCACGTACATAACGGCGGTAATCCTTTTGACCAAGTAGGTCATTCCATTAATGAAATGGTACAAAATATCACAGACTTATCACAGTTTGTTAGATATGTAGACAGAAAAGGTTTAGTTAATGAAGAAAACAACGAGTATGTACAAATAGCAAAAGAATCAATATCTACAATGAGACAAAACTTAAAACAATTAAGTGGAGCAAAATCATATGCTAAAGCAGTAGATACAATTGATGCTATGAACACATTAACATTAAGCGAAGATGAACAAGATTTATCAAGTTTATTCACAGAAAAGCATGTTGACAATACTGTACAATCTGCATTTCCTAGCATTAATAGATTAGTTAATATTCAACGTTCAGTTGCAGAATACATTGAAAATTCTATTGAAAATAATAGATTTAGTGTACCAGCAATTAACGAAGATGCTGTTGAATTTCCTAATAAAAAATCTGAAATTGCACACAAATTAAATACAATTAGTGAAAGCATTGATGATAAGATTTTAAAAGAATTTATCAACAACACAACAGTTAAGATTCTGAAAGATCAGAAACTTGACGAATTTACTGTAAACATGGTTAAGAAATTAATCAGTAAAGTAAACGAGAAAGTAGAAAGTAATATAGACCAAGATTTAGTAGAATTTGTTGATTTTACCGAAAAACTAAACAAAATCTGTTAAATCTGATATATATTAGAGTAAAGTTAATTTAGAAGAAATTTTAAATTAGATTACATAACATGGCAAAAAGAGGTTGACTTCAACTTCAAAAGGCATTATAATAGGCAAACAAGTGTAAGAATTTATGTTTACACGACATGGCAAACAAGGAGAAAAACATGGCAACATTGGCTGAAATTAGAGCAAAACTAGCCGCAATGGATACTAAACCAGGCGGTTCACAAACAGGTGGCGATAATGCTATCTACCCATTTTGGAACATCTCAGAGGGCACTAGTGCAACACTAAGATTTCTTCCAGACGGAGACCCCAATAACACATTCTTTTGGACTGAACGACAAATGATTCGTTTACAGTTCCCTGGCATAAAGGGTGGTGATATGAAACCTACAACTGTACAAGTACCTTGTATGGAAATGTGGGGAGAACAATGTCCGGTTCATAACGAAATCAGACCTTGGTTCAAAGATCCTTCACTAGAAGATATGGGTCGTAAGTATTGGAAAAAGAGAAGTTACATTTTCCAAGGGTATGTAGTAGATAGTCCACTACAAGAGGACACAACTCCAGAGAATCCAATTAGGCGATTCATTATTGGACCTCAAATATTCAACATTATCAAGGGTGCATTAATGGACCCAGATATGGAAAATATTCCAACAGATTACGTCAACGGTACAGACTTTAGATTGACAAAAACCACAAAAGGTCAGTATGCTGACTATTCAACAAGTAAGTGGGCAAGAAAAGAAAGATCATTAGATGAGAATGAACTTGCCGCAGTTGATACACATGGGTTATTTGATCTTAAAGACTTTTTACCTAAGAAGCCGACAGCAGAGGAAGTAGATGTTATTTACAACATGTTCCAAGATTCTGTAAATGGCGAACTTTACGACAACGATAAGTACGGTAACTTTTTTAGACCTATTGGCCAGGCCGCACCTGCTAAGGTACAAACACCTTCAGCACCGGCTCAGGCTACAGCAACTCCAGTAGCAGAAACTACTCCGGCACCAGCACCAGCGGCTGAGCCTGTAGCACCTGCACCGGCAGTTGAACCAGTAACAGAAACAGTAAGTGCTTCTGCCGAAAACACTTCTAATGAAACTGGTAAAGCATCCGCAGATGACATCCTGCAGATGATTAGGAATCGTCAACAGTAATTGTTGATGACCGGTAGCCATACTTAGGGATTTGAATACTTGGTCCTGTTTACTTCAAAGATCTAGTATGGCTACATTTTTAAGGAATAAAAATGAGTACATTATTAGCAATAGGTGATAGCCACACATTTGGTTCAGAAATATACGGCGAAGGCGATAATCGACCTGAATCAATTTACAAGGCTTACCCAGAGAAACTAAGACAACTATTAGAAATAGATGAATGTGTTAATCTAGGGCAACCTGGTGCTAGTATTATGCGAACTGAAAGATTGTTAGTCGAGCATCTAGCAAACAATCCTAAACCAGACTTAGTAATTTTAGGCTGGACTTGTTTAGGTAGATTTGAATATGCAGATGGCTTTGAAGACAACGGTTCGTATCACTACAATTTAGTGAACAGTTGGAAAGCACCAAATATGACAGAAGGCACAGAAAGATATAATACTTATAAACAATTTTTGCCTATCTGTTTAGCAGACGACTTATTAGCACAGAAATATAGGACATTGTATATATGTGAAAATATATGCAAAAATAATAACATTCCATATCTAATGTTTGACGTAATGACTAACACAAAAGATCAAGCACCACTAGAAGGCGAAGACGTAAAATTTTGGTCTGGTGATCACCCTATAGATAAATCATTATTTGAAGCAATAGATAAAAACAATTATATGGAAACAAGTTATTGGGACTGGATTATGAACGGTCAATTTCCAGAAGTTAAAATTAACGGAGGCCATGCCAATGAAGCAGGTCATGAGAGATGGGCACAGAAACTAGTCGAAGAATTAAAAGAAAGGAATATATACGGAGTATAAAATGCAAAAACCATTTGATTTAAGCAAATTTAGAACCGGCATCACTAAAAGTATTAGTGGTATTAGTGCCGGTTTTCACGATCCAGTAGATTGGATCAGCACAGGAAACCACACACTCAACTATTTGATCAGTGGTGATTTTAACAAAGGCGTACCACTAGGTAAAGTTAGTGTATTCGCTGGTGAGTCCGGTTCAGGTAAAAGTTTTATTTGTTCAGGTAATTTAGTCAGAAACGCACAAGACCATGGCTGTCAAGTTGTGTTATTTGATTCAGAAAATGCTCTTGATGAAGATTGGCTCAAAGCATTAAACGTTGACACTAGTCCAGAAAAACTATTAAAGATTAGTGTGTCAATGATTGATGATGTAGCAAAATCTATTTCAGAGTTTATGAAAGACTATAAAGCAAACTACGGTGATTTAGAGTATGACGAAATGCCTAAGTTACTGTTTGTTGTGGACAGTTTGGGTATGTTGCTAACCCCTACAGATGTAGATCAGTTTCAAAAAGGTGACATGAAAGGTGACATGGGTCGTAAGCCAAAGGCTCTTACAGCATTGGTTCGAAATACTGTTAACCAATTAGCACCATACCCAATCGGCTTAGTGTGTACTAACCACACTTATGCATCACAGGATATGTTTGATCCAGATGATAAAATCAGTGGCGGACAAGGCTTTGTGTATGCAAGTAGTATAGTAGTTGCTATCAAAAAACTAAAACTCAAAGAAGATGCAGATGGTAACAAAGTGTCAACTGTACAGGGAATTAGAGCGGCATGTAAAGTGATGAAGTCAAGATACAGCAAACCTTTTGAAGGTGTACAAATTAAGATTCCTTATGAAACTGGCATGGACCCATACAGCGGATTACTAGAAATGCTAGAAACAAAAGGTATTGTAGAAAAAGTTGGTAACAAACTATCCTATGTATCTCCTGTTACTGGTGAAGAAATCAAAGAGTTCAGAAAAGGCTGGACTGGAGATAAACTTCAGGTAATTATAGATGAATGGGGTCAAAATCCAAAAGCAGTAGTAGAAGATATCGATGACGATATTGATGAGAATGAAATTGACGACCCTTCAGTATACGAGGAGAATGTTGAATGACTGTAGATCTAGCATTAATAATTGAGACTTGGGAATGTGTCAAGCCTTCTGTAAACGTGAAAGAACGTGACGAGGTTTGTGCAAACTTAGTTAGAGTTTTTGATGAACACGGAATGGTTGACTATGACGAAGTAGGTATAAACGAATGCGATAAACACCTGCGTCAAGCCATAGAAGAATATTTTGAAGTGGACTATCAAGACGATGACGACGAAGAGGAAGACTGGGATTAGTAATGGCAGGATGGTATAACAAAGTTTCCGATAATTTAAGTAACATAGTAGATGCAATAGACTACTTTGAAGCAGAGTTAGAAGAGGCAAAAAAAGAGTGTTATATCAGAGGTAATGTGGAACGTAATAGTGCCGCATTACCCGGCATTACTGAACACAGATTCAACCAATTACAAGAAATAGAAGCAATACTAGAACACATAAACATTCAATTGCGTAAAACACGCAGTAAA